TAATGACTAAAACTGGTAGGGAATTACAAGAGTCTATGATTGGTAGTAAAGATTTGACAGAGATAAATATAATATTAGAGCAAGAAACTAGAGCTCAGTTCATGGAAGAAGAAACAACCTTAAGTGAACATAGTATGTTAAGAGGTAACGCTAAGAGAAATTATCCAGTAAAAGGCTTTAATCCTATATCTGTATTACCTAGAAGCTAATGGGATTAATAAGTAGTACTATTCCCAATATGATTAATGGGGTTAGTCAGCAACCCTCGGCTTTGCGATTGGCCTCTCAGGCCGAATCAGTTATAAATTGTTTGTCATCACCAGTTGAAGGTTTAACTAAACGCCCACCTTTTAATCACATATCTAAATTACTTTCTGGTGCAGCTGGAACAGGTAGACCATTTGTAGATATTGTTGATCGGGATGGAACTATTCAGTATTTAATAATGATTAGGGATGGAGCTATAGATGTATTTAATTTAGATGGTTCTGTTCAGACAGTAAACTGCCCTAACGGAACTGATTATTTAGATATTTCTAATACTGCTAACCCTTCAGATAGATTCAGAATTGCCTCAGTTGCCGACTACACGTTCATCGTTAACAGAGAAAAAGTAGTAACAATGGATCACGCTGGAACTTATACGCAAAACGATGGGGCAACACCGCCAGCAGCTGGAACTATAATAACTGTTAACTCAAATGCACATGGACTAGAAACAGGCGTAAAAATACAAATAGATTTTGAAACTGGTACTACTCCAGATGGAACTTATGACGTAACTAAAGTAGATGATGACAACTTCACGTTAGTTGGAGCTTCAAGTTTAGATACTAGCGGAACTTGTAGGTTCAATGAATTGTCTCCAGATGTATCACGCAAAGGAATTATTTTTATAAAAGCTGCTGACTATGACACAAGATATGAGGTAAAGATAAAAGATGCAGCTGGTACTACAACTTTGGCTACGGCAACTCACCAAACTGCTTCAGCTGGAGGTACAGTACCTAACTCAAATACTATTGCATCTGATTTAACTAATCAGTTAATAAGTCAATTACCTAGTGGTTGGACTTTTACTGTTGACCAGTACATTATAAGAATAGAAAAAAATGACGATACAGAATTTACTATAGAAAGTACTGACTCTAAATCTGGTACTTATACAAAAGCTATTCGAGGAGCTATAGATACAATTAGTGATTTGCCAACATTATGCGAAAAAGATTTTATCGTTAAAGTGCAAGGTACTAAAACAACAGGACTAGATGATTACTACGTTAAATTTGAAACTAGCAACAATACAGCATTTGGTTTTGGCATCTGGAGAGAAACAGTTGGCCCACTAGAACCTTTTAAATTTAATAAAGCTACTATGCCTTACGTTTTAGTTCGGGATGCAGCTACAAGTACTTTCGAGTTTAAACAATTTGATTGGTCGCCAAGAATAGCTGGAGATTTATTAACTGCTCCTACTCCTACCTTTGTCGGAACTACAATTAATAATATAAATACTTTTAGAAATAGACTTGTATTACTAGCAGACGAAAATGTTTTAATGAGTGCTGCTGATAGTTACGATAGATTTTTTCCAGAAACAGTACAAACGATTGTAGATAGTGACCCTATTGATCTTGTTACTGGTGGAACAGAAATACATTTTTTAACTTCCAGCTTGGCCTTTGCAAATACACTATTGCTATTTAGTCGGCATGGTCAGTTTAGACTAGACGCTGGTGCTTCAACTATTGGTGGTGCGTTAACTCCTAAGACTGCAACAATAACAGCTATTACGACATATGAAACCGAGCCAACAGTTGACCCTATATCAGTTGGTCGAACTGTTTATTTCTCTATACCTAAAGGAGAGTTTAGCGGTTTGCGTGACTTTTATCTTCCAGATGTAACAGCATCAGTTCCAGTATCAGAAGAAGTATCGTCAGCTGTTCCAAGGTATATTCCAAGAAATATAGTCAGTATGGTTAGTTCAGCATCAGAAGAAACAGTTATAGCTATCAGTAAAGACCAGCCTAAACGTATTTATTTCTATAAATTCTTTTATGAAGAAGACCAGAAGCTGCAATCATCTTGGTCGTATTGGGAAGTAAAAGGAGACAAAGAAGTACTTGGTGCATCAATTATAGATAGCGATGTATTTTTTGTAATACAATATGCAGATGGTGTTTACTTAGAAAAATGCTCTTTGCGACCAGAATCAGTAGATGAAGGTAGTAATTTAGAAATATTATTAGATAGAAAAATAGATGAAACTAAGTGCCATATCAACGTAATTAACCAAGGTGGTGCTGGTGTTCAGTCAATTATTTCTTTACCTTATCCAACTGCCACAGCTGGAATACAAGTTGTTGTTGGTAGGGATGTTGCTGGCAATACGATACAACATGGTCAAGTAACAGTTCCAAGTGCAGAAACTTTATCTGGAGCTACGCAATCTGGATTTACTGGTAATGGAACTATGACTGTATTAGGTGATTTATCAAACGCAAAATTCTTTATAGGAGAAAGATATGACATGACCTACGAGTTTAGTACGCCATATTTAAAAGAACAGCCAACTGGTGGTGGTGTGGCCGTAGTTGCAGGGCCAAGACTACAAATAAGAACTTGGACATTTGTTTTTGATGATACGTCTGCTTTTAAAATAAGAGTTACTCCAAGGGGTAGAAATGCTTTTACTTATCCGTATAATGGATTTATTGTTGGTCAAAACCCTCCAGCGTTAGGTCAAGCACCATTTTTAACTGGTAAATTTAAAGTACCAGTAATGGCACACAACAATGACACCAAGGTCGAAATCTTAAGCGATAGTCCACTACCCTGTCGTATTCAATCATCAGAGTGGGAAGGATGGCTACACACCAGAGCAAGACGACTATAGGCAAATTTCATTGGCGAAAGTCAATATTGTCTGACGTAACAAATGTCGCTGCAAATATGCGACAAGAAGACAAAGAAGAAGTTTTAGCTTATTCTGGCTCTTCACCACAAGAAGCATTGTTCTATTGTTTTTTTGCAAGTAAACCTTGCATGACTATGGTGGGAAGAAAAGGCAATATTATGGGTATGTATGGAGTCGTGCCTTGCTCTCCTAAAGTTGGAAGGATATGGATGTTAGGACATAAATCTATGACAACTGACTATAAAGACGTAAGAGCTTTTTTGCGTAACTCACCTATAGAATTACAAAAATTTCATTGCAATTATCCTTTGTTGTACAACTATGTTGATGCAAGAAACGAAACTCATATAAAATGGATTAAGTGGATGGGTTTCTCAATCATCAAGAAACACGCTACATTTGGTGCAGAGGGTCGAACTTTTTACGAATTTGTAAAGAACTAACTATGTGTGGTGCAATTCCTATAGCTGTTATCTCAGGAGTCTTAGGTGTAGCTGGTAGCTATATGCAATACCAACAAGCCAAGACAAATGTTGCATATCAGAACGCCCAGCAAAATTTACAATATCAAAGCAGCATGTTACAGGCTCAGTCCAATCGGATGACTGAGGATGTAAAGAAACAAATGAATGATGATGCTATTCAGCATGCAAATTATTTAGCAGATTTGCAATATGAAAGAGATAGCACCAGAATCACTATGAATCAGATGCAGCAGCAAGAACAAGCAGCACAAGAAAAAACTGCAAGGGGTCGGTCATATTTAGAAAAGAGAGGAGAAGTTGCAGCATTAAGAGGACTAGGAACAAACGCATGGACTTTGATTGCGGATATAAAACGCACACAAGCAGCAGCAGACTTTATTACGAATCGAAATACTGCGTTTAGTTTGGCTGGTACTCAATCTCAGCGACTCGATGCACAGGCAAATCGGGCAAGTAGGCGAGGCCAGACTGCAACGTATCTGAAGAAAACGTATCTCGACCCTGTTAAACCGCTTAAAATACCGAAGCCTAGTTTTGGGCCATATGCTCTAGGCATGGCTAGTTCTGTTGTTGGTGGCTTTAGTACTTATGGCCAGCTAAATGCTGCTGGCATGCAAGATTGGAAATTAGCAAAAAGGTAAATGGCAGCATCAACTAAAGGTTTAAGTCTTGGAAAAAACGAAGACCCCAAGAAAAAAGGGGGAGGTAATGTTGCTAAACAAATATCACTAGATGGTGTCAATGTACCACCAGTTGTTGGTAGTACAAAAATAGAAGAACCTAAACTTACTAACGCCAGATGGTTTGGAGAAACAGCTGTAACACCAGCTGCATTAACAAAAATACCCCAGCTTGAATTACCAAGCATGAGGGGAATTATAGAAGATGCTACTCCAGAAGATGCTGGCAACTATGCAACCGCCTTAAATACTTTCGCTCAGACTGTTACAAACTTTGGTAGTGCTTATTCTAAAAAAATAGACGCAGATTTAAAAAAATATGAGAATCAAGCGTTTTCAGTATTTACTGAATTTGGCGACCCTACACAACCAGTAAAAGATTTAAATGGTTACATAAGTAAAATTGATTTAAGAATAGAGGCACTAACAAATAAAGAAGTAAAAACAGATGACGATAAAAATGAGATTTTAGATTTACAGAAACTAAAGAATCAGATAACTAATAATAGAAATTTTAAAAATGTTTTATTATCAACTACAAATAAAAATATTGTTTTAAACAGAGCCTATAACTGGACTTATGCAAAGAAGGACATAATGGTTCCTGATACTAATTTAGAAGGTGGGATTACAGATAAAAATGCAGAACTTAAAGAAATAAGAGTATCTGAACTAGACCCTTCAGACTCTAGATATGTTGAGGCTTTTAATAAGTATGTATATGGTGGAGTAGATTTAAGTACTTTTGAACATAACAATGTATCTGGCACAATTTCAAACATACTTGCACAGGATAGATATAAACAAGAAGGAATATATGCAGACCTTACTAAAAACAAAATATTAATAAGTAGCAATAATTTATTAGACGAAAAAATACCTTTGCTTATTAATGCTGAGAATGGATTTTCTGTCGCTGCTTTCAATACTGAAATGCAAGAAACTTTAGAATTTATAAATAATACTCATTTATTTACTAAAGAAGAAAAACTAGCTTTCGTCAAAACTATAGTATCTAAATTGGAATTTTATTTAGGAGATAACCCTGACGCAAACGTAGAAGATATAGTTAACGAAATATTTTTAGGAAAAGATTTAGGCACAGAAAATGCAGTTCATCCATTAATGATGGGCCCATTAAGTGGCAGATTTAAAAAAAATAACCAGATAAACAAAAAACAAATGCTGGTTGAACAGATAGGAGGTAAAGATCAGCTAAATATAATCATTGGAAATACCATAAAAAAACAACTAGATACTAAAGACAAAATAGAATTGGGTAATATTGCTGGCTTTGAAACAGAATTTGGTAGCGTTCTTACTGATAAAACTCAAAATGGCAAAAGTTTTATGGAGCTTATTATAGATGGCCAGCTTGATAGTGCTTATGGTAATGAGCATGTTGCAGCGTATATAACTGCATTAAAAACAAGAAAACAAGAACTAACAGAAAAATTTAAAGATAATCCAAAAATGCTTGACTATATAAATCAGGCTTACAACAAATCCATAACAAACGTAGAAAATAATTTATTAGCTAGTGATTACGAAGAGGAGCTATCTGTTTTAATCAAAATGAGTCACAAGATTGCTGCTGGTGATGACAGCTTAATGGATGATTTTAATGACAGAGTTACTATGTTTGAGTCAAGTTATCCAATAAATAAAGCAACAAAAGACTTAACTCCAGTACTTGAAAGGGTTAATAAATTTCAAACTGCAACTAATAAAAGTTTACTTAAGGTTGGTATTGACCAAATTAAAACTTTGCATAATGAATATGCAGAAGGCAGAACAGAAGATTATAACAAGGATTCTGTATATAACACACATGAATTACAGATACAGCGTGATGTTGAGGAAATAGTTGAAGAAGCTAATAAACTTTTTCCTAACGATAGAGAAGGCAGACAAAACTATGTGACAGACACTATCAACGCCAGATGGAATAATGGTGATTTTATTCCAGATAGAAAAACAAAAAACAGAAATCCTGTTTATGGATTTACTAAAACTAATAAAGCTATTAAAAACTTTTTTAAAGATACAAAAAAAGGTGGAATAGATGCAGACGGCATTTTTGTAGATGAACCATCTGGTAAAAGAAATTTCTTAGTTTATGTAAACAAATACTCTCGACCTGTTTTTAGAAAAGAAGTTTTATTTAATAAAGATTTTTCGGATGGATTGATAGTTAAATGGATGTCTGGAGAAGATATAGGGGAGGAATGGGATATTATTGAAAAGAATTTAGAATTTCATGGTATTGATACAGTTGACTTTTTTCTACAAGAAGTTAATAAGTTGGGTATCCCACCAAAAAAATTCTTTAAATCTACATTATTAAAGTTCCAAGGTTTAACCAAAGAAGAGCGAAGAATACTATGGGAAAAGAAAGGAGTTGACGTTGAAGAAGAAGATAAATAATGTATCATTAGGATATTACAAAAGGCTGTAAATGGAAGAAACAGAACTTATTACGTCAGCTGTTGTTGAAGATGATAATGATGACGAGGAGGAGGAAGGTGAATTTAAATTTAATTATGTACCCGAATATAAAAGAGATACAAGACAGAAAAGAAAAAATACGACTGAAATAAAAAAGGAGAAGATAGAAGAAGTTAACAATGACCAGTTAAATATTCAGTCAGACGATACTTTAATTTCTATAGAAGACCAAAAGGAAAATTACTATAAGGCAATAGCATCTGGAACAGGCGACATAGCGACAAAAGAAAGGTCTAATTTTTTTGGTATTGAATATTCTCCAGAACATCTAAAAGGTAAGGTTCATTGGAGAAATAGCCTTGGTGATTTTTTAAGAATGACAGATAGGGCTGGTATTGGTTTTGCTCAGAATTTATTTAATACTACTCAAGATTTAGGTAGGGCAGATATGCCAGCTTATATATCAGAAATTCTTACAGGTGACGTAGTAAGTAGTACGACTCTTGGATTGAAAGCAATTAAAGAAGGAATAAAGAATAAAAGTTTTGCAGAATTTTTTGACGAGTTAGGTTTTGGTGAGAACTCAGAAAACAAAATGAGCCTTCTCGATGCAACGCTTTCAGATCGTGGAAAAATAAATAATTACGCACAGTTTGATGCCTTATCTGCCCAAGACAGAATGAATGGTGTCGATTATGGACTGTATGGTTTACCTTCTTTGGTCGAACTAAGTGGCGGTTATCCTGAGAGAGATACAGGCAGATGGTTTGCAGATGGAGTAACTAATTTTCTTGGTGACGGCTTACCATTTTTCAGTATAGTCGCAGCAGCGATGGCCGAACCTACTCCTTCAGCTGAAGTTGTTTTAGCTAAAAAAGTTTTAATGAAGGCGAAGGCATCTAGCCCACAGTTCAGATCATTTTATAACCTTGTATCTAAAAATATTTTAAGTGGTAAGGTTGGTGCTACTACTAAAACTCTTATTAAATTTGGAGCGAAGGAATCTATTAAGGGTGCTGGTGCAAGTGCAATAGCTGAAGCAGTAGTTGGTAATCCTTATCAGGATTATGGAATGGATGCTATCTTGCCCGATTGGTTGGATTATGAAAAAAGAGCAGATGATAGTTTCTTTGAAGCAAAAATAAAATCAATGATAGTTTCGGAATTTATATTAGGGCCATTATTTGGAATGGGTATAGGCTCTATTGGTGTTGGCACTAAACCAATAAGAGAACCAATTATAACTGCTTTTTCTCAGTACTTTAGAGAAGGAAATAAAGATGCTTTCAAAAATGCAATGCCTGATTTAATGGGTGGCATACAAAAAAGAGCAAATCAATTTAAAGGGCCGAACAGAAATAAACTTAGTTATAACTATTACGTTCAAGAAGCTAAAAAATATATGGATGATGCCGAAGGCGACATGATGGAGGCATTTGTAAATTATGTTTTTGATACAAGTATTGTTAAAAAATTTACAGAGAAATTACATTCTACTTTTATTGATTTAGATAAAGCAACAAAACAAGTAAAAGATTTAGAAGTAAAAAATAAAGAAGTAACTAATATAGAAGTAAACGATATACAACTTAAGAAAAACGAGGAAGAGTTAGTAGTTGCAAAGAAAAAAATAAAAGAATTAGAAACACGACTTGAAACTGAAAAGAAAAATTGGACTGAAAAAATTAAAAAAGCTGCTGTATCTGAGGATAAATTAACAGAAAAAGTAATTATCAATCAAAGCATAAGACCTACTACTGATATAAATACAAACAATAAATTAGGGCTAGGACAGGGAGTTAATTTTAAAACACCAAAACAAATTACAGCTGTAAATCCTAACGACATTGTTATAAGACCAGATGTATTTCAAGTTAAAGAATCAGGTAAATTAAACCCAAGAGGAGTAAGTGGTTCTTTAGCAGAAGAGTCCAGCTATGACCCTAAGTTTGCTGGCTTGATAAGTGTATGGACAGATAAAGCTGGTGAGCTAGGTGAGGCTGGAAGAATATATGTAATTGATGGCCACAACAGAATTGATTTAGCTAAAAGATCAGGAGCTCCAGAAGTTAATGTACAAATGATCGAGGCCTTAAATGTAGAAGATGCCAAGGCCGAAGCTGCAATTATTAACATTAATCAACTTAATTTTACACAGCAAGGAGCTATTGCCCCTATAGATGCTGCAAAGGTAATAAAAGCTAGAGGTTTAAAACCATTAATAGAAATGGGTATGAACCCTAAAAAGAAATTAGTAATCCAAGGTCGGCAACTTGCAAGGCTGCCTGACTTTATGTTTAGTAAATTAATATCTGGTGATATTGGATTAGAAAAGGCTTTAGCTTATGGGTCGGAAAAAATTTCTCCTACTGCTATCGGTGATGTTTATAAAGCTATTGATAAGAAGAATCCTTCAATAGATACAATTAAAGAGGCAATCCAAATGGCCCGAGAGGCCACAGAAGTCGTACCACAAGAAGGTGATGGTTTCTTGCCTACAATGGCTCAATATTTTAAATCAACAAATACACAAAATTTATTAAAAATAAGATCGCAGATTAGATCGCAATTAAGAAAAAAACTTACAACACTTAAGAATGTAGGCACACTAGATAAAAAAGCTGGAGTAGAAACAGTAGCTGGCAATAGAATTAATTTAGAGAATACGCAAAATGCAGTACTTGAGGCCTCGCAAGCCGTTGACCTGTTCAATGCCGTAGCTGCCTCTGGAGGAGAAACAACACAAATAATAAAAGAACTAGCTGGACTTATTGAAAAGAAAGGTAATCCAGCAAAAATAGTAGCTGACAATCTAGATAGAATCCAAGACGCTATGCAGATGGAAGGCAGTCCATTGTTCAAGGGTTCAGAAGTTGTTGAAATAGCACAAGAAGTTGACAAAGAACATCTTGCAAAACAACAGCTAATAGTTAATGAGAGGAATAAAACTACTTTTAACGATCAAGATATACAAGGTTTAAAAAATGAACCTAAGTTTAAAGAAGCAACAGAATCTTTGAGCGAAGATCAACAATTAAATATAGAGAAACAATTAAAGAATAAAGGTAAAGTAACAAATAATCCTAGCAATATAGATGGTAAGGCATTGCCACCTTTAGTTACTAATCCTAAAGCAAGAGTATTCCCATATCTTTTTGAAGAGACTATGGGTATAAAACCAAGAGATTCAGTTATTGCTGAGAGATTACAGGATAGAAAGACAGTATCAGAGTTAAGTAATTTTGAGCTAGAAGACGCAGTTAAAAGAACTGAAAAATATAAACTAACTCAACAGCAAATAAAAAATATACAAACTAAAAGAGCAAAGTACGAAAAGGCAGAAGCGATAGAAAAAGAGTTAGATAAACAACTTATGGAAATGATGGAAGGTAAGGGAGTGCAAGGTAAACTCTTTAAAGATAACCCTAGTGGCAAAGGCGAAGCAGCATTTGAAAAATTATTAGCAGCTAGAGATAAGGCTAGAGAAGAGGCAGCCAAATTTGTAGATAACAGATTAGAGCTACATAATGGCCACATGAACGCTAAGAATGAATTAGAAAACAGAAAGCGTAGCCCAGAAAAATACAACGAAAAAGAAAAAGAAATAGTAAAAGAAGTAGAGGCAGAGCAGAGAAAAGAAGAATTAGAGCTTAAAGAGAAAATAGAGTACCACAAAGATAATGCAGAAAATGGTTTCGGAATGGCAAAATATAGAACTGTAAAAGGTTATGTATTAACAGAACCACATCATATAGATAACTTTACCTTTGCAACTTATGGAGCACAATTAGAAGGTTTGGTTGATGGAAAAGGAGGTCGTTATAGTAAGTTTTACTTTGGCAAACCAGCACCAAGATATAACAATGAAGTTATTAATTTTGTAAATGACTTAGATATAGCCATTTATACAGTTGCAAAACAAATAGCAAATGGTACATCGAAAAAAAGTAAATCACATTTTAAATATGTTGATTTATTAGAAGATTTAGGATTAACAAATAATCAGATAATGACTCGTTATAAAGAAATTATTGAGGAATTAAAAGCTGGTAACTTTACTATTGAACCTCCAGAACAATATTTTTCATCCAAATTATTAAAAATTGTACAAGACTATGACAGGGGTATGGATAATATTGCTGGCAAGTATGAATACAATATTGACCCAGAAGATATTATTGCTGGCAGAGTAAACGAAGCTAAAAAGAAATTAGACGAAAAAATATATAAAGAATATCAAGATATAAATAATCCTAAGAAACCAGATGAATTTGGTACAAGAGAACCAGATTTTAGCATTGAAGACGAAGGCGGTAATTTAGCAGATGATGAAGTTTATTTTGCTTTTACAGATTATGCAAGACATCAACTTGTAGGTTTGATGCAAGAGATAGAAAAAATATCTGGTATAGATTTTAAATTAGTTGCAGACCCAATAACAGCTGTACATGGTGCTAAGAGTTCTAAACAGTATGGAGTGCCAGTAGGAACAAAAATACAAGCAAGAGGTTTTTATAAGGCTGGTCAAGACCCTATGAAAGACTTAATTGTTTTATCAATGATACATGGACAAGACTTTGCCAGCTTTAGTGCTTTATCTCAAACTGCATATCACGAAGCGTTCCACAGATTATTCCAAAGATATTTTACTAAGCAAGAGCATCTTTTATTAAAGAGTGCAGAGCCTACTTTAAGAAGGTTAGCAGCTTTAGTTAAACCAAGGATGCACGATAAAATTATGGGCATAAATGGTCACAAAGCTATGGGCTTTGAAGAAATAGTTGCCATTTCTGCCTCTGGTTATAAAGAAGTGAGAGCGATATATGAGGGTAAAGCTGGTAAATGGGAAAAAGTATTAGAGAAATTTAGCGACATGGTTACAAGAGTTAAAAACTTTTTAACAGGAAAAGGATTTAGAACTTGGAAAGATTTATTTGACGATTCTTTTGAGGGTAAAATTCAAGCTAGAGGTATGACTCCAGAAGGAGCAAAGTTTAGAAATAACTCTATTGAAGAAACCAGCTTTGAAATGGATGCAGCTGAATTATCTAATTTATTCCAAGATAATCTCGAGGCATTAAACGAAGGAACTATAAGTATTGAGCAAATGATGTCTAACGTAAGACGACCTTTAGTAAATAGAAAGTGGCAAAAGGCTGGCGTTTCTACTAAATACTATATTCCTACCACTAATAAAAGTTTTATAGCTGCTAATAAAACTATTAACCAAGCAATGGATGGAATTTTTGAAAGTGTGTTAAAAGAAAATGCAGAGTTTCCAGAGTTACCAGCAATACAGTTAGCTGAAATAACAAAGATGGCTGGACAGTTAATAACTGAAATAGATGGCAATGCAGATGAAATGATTAAGATTTTCAAGAAAGCACAGAAGGGCGATGTTATAGCACAAAAAGATTTTGTTTCTGCTATGGCAGTCAAGTTTTTAAGGGATGGCAATAACGACATGTTCTCTATGGCAGCAACTAATTACAATAAGAATCCTTCCCCACAAAATGCTCAATTATTAATATCTACATTTGAAGATGCTGCAAAATTAAATGATGCTTATGCCAAGTGGGGCAGAGTAAGTGGACAAAGATTTAGATTAATGGGTCGTGAGGTTACTATTCGTGGAGAAAAAATGCAGCTTAATATTATGCCTCCAGATGCAGATATAAAAATTACAGGTGAAAGTAAATCTATAGATAATGCTATTGAAAAAGGATTAACTGAAGTAGATCAGGGGCTTGGTAATGGAGCATACTTTACTTCGGCAGAGCCAAGTATAGAAAGTGCAACAGACAAGACATTGCTAGGTAGTTTAAAAGAAACAGATATAGTCGATCTAGTTGAGGCTGGAGTTACTGTTAAACAAATACTTGCAGAAATGAAAGTCAATGTTAACTATAAAAATACATTAAGTGCATATCAAAAAGAGGCTATAGAGAAATTTGTTAGAAAAATGGGTGTAGATGGAATAAGAATAAGAGGTGTAGATGTTGGATTAGAAAACGATATTATTTATATTCCTGATATAAATAGAGCTAACTCTGTTATTAATAGCAAGGCAGAAATTATACCAGAAGCAAGACAGCCTATTGGATTAAATCAAGAAAGTTTTGAAAATGCACTAGCACAAGGTCAAAACATTCTTAAAAAAGTTATGAATGAAGACGCATACGAAAGTATATTTGATGGCAAACCAAATGGTGAGGCAAGACAAATACTACAAATACTTGCTGACATTAATCCATATATAACCGACCCAGATCATGGAGCTAAAATTTTACGACAAATCAATAAATCATTAGATGAATTAGGTTCTGGAGGTATGAGAGGTGAAGGCGTTGTTGATTTCTTTAGGAATATGATCTTCTTGGGTATTCCAACTTTCACTAGAGTCATGGTTGGTACATCCTTAAGAGCTAGATTAATGCCTATACAAAAACAAATAGGAGCAGAAGTTGTAGCAAGGTTAGGTAAAAACAAATTAAACAATACTGAACAGGCTATGGTGCAAGTGCGTAGTGCATTGCAAGGCTTACAAGCACAAATGATGGCAGATGCACAATTAGGTAATGCTTTGTACCTAGCCCGAATGGCCTTTAAGCATGATATGAATTTTGGAAATATAGGTAAAGGTCAATTTGAAAACTCGATAGCTGGTTCAAAGAAAGTAAAAAGGTTTGCTGTAGAAGAGCAGATGAATTTACCTAAAGAATATACACCAGCTACAAGAAAAATAACTGAAGTACCAAAAGGTAATGAATGGTGGTTAGACCCAAATAATTCAACTTTAAAATTATTTATGCACAGAGTAGGAAGTATAGTTGGTAATTTTAGTAGTAGGACATTCTCTTCTTTAGATACCTTAATAAGTACTGGTACAGTTATTGCTCAAGAAAATATAAGACATGCTGAGAATATTTTATTAGATAGATTTTTAGCTGGGGTAGATATTACTGACCCTAAAGTCGTTCACGAGGCTATGAAAGAAGCACAAGAATTGACCAGAAAATCTATGGTTGATGTACAAATGGCAAATGGCGATGTAGTAAAAGGAGGTTATTTTGATTCTGAATACATGCGAGATACAGCAAATTATCTAGCTTTTACAGATGATATAAACGTATCTAAGAAAAAAAGAACAAGAGAATATGCCTTAAGAAGAGCAAAGGAAAAAGGTATTACTGACCCTATGGAAAGAATAGAATTTATAGATAATTATTTAGCATTAGATAATCCAGTATCAGGTCGGAGACAAACTAAACAAGCTAACGATTTATTACCAGCTGGAGCACAAGAGAAAACTCCTTTAGGAACTTTCTCCAGAGGTGGTAATAAAGTAACAAGTCTTCAGACAGGCCCAATAAACATATTGTCTCAGGCAGTAAATATGGCCACTACAAATGTTCCTCCTGTTGGTTTAATTTTCCCTGTAAACAGAACTCCTTTAAACATAGTCAAAGGTTTATTAAGGATGTTACCTGTAGGTAATAGTTTTGTTGATAGTTACTGGAGAGATATTAACTCTGAAGATTTATTTGTTAGAGAAAATGCTATCGGTGAATTAGTTGTAGGCAGTATGGTTATGAGTGCTGGTATTGGTCTTATAGGTTCTGGAGCTATAGAAGTTACTGGAGGTTATGGCTTTAACAGGAAGAGAAGGCAGTTAATGTTAGACCAGAAAAGGCCACCTTGGTCTATTCGTTTTAGAAAGTTTGATGGTGATTTTTCAGAATGGTTTAACCTTGAAGCGTTTGATACATTTGGAACTTTGCTATCTGTAGCTGCTACATACAAAGACATGCTAGAAACTATGCCAATAGAACAATATACGTCTTTGGATTATACAGACGCTATGGCTATACCTAGCGATGAAAAAGTCAATAAAGACGACAAGATACAGGAGATACAAGATGTCGCAGTTCTTATGTCAGCACATATTCTTAGACATATGAACGCTTTAGGTGGAACTATGTTTACAACATTAACTGGACAATTAGATAAGAATATTTTTAAACCATTAAATGACATCAACATGCTTATAAGAGAATTTGGTGCTGGAGATAAGGCCTTAACTAATATTACAAGTGGCAAGAAAAGTGCGTTAGGTAACTTTATGAGTAAAAAATTAGCTGGATTTAACCCACAGTTTTTAAGAAACTTTAGGCAGGGAATGGATAATAACAGAAGAGTTGCACCACATAGCGAAACTCCTATATGGGGATTTGTCGAAAATACAATGAATGGAATATTAAAAGATGTTCCGTTTTTTAATTACCTATACGAACCTGAGATTGATGAAATCATGGGTATGCCAAAAACTTATGCCTTACCTTTCCAGTATGAGTCTATAAAGAATCCAATAATAAGAGGAGCAATAGCAATGCTTAATCCTATGACAACATTCCGACCTACTCAGCAAAAAGACTTTGGAGTTGAAGGTACGATTTATACAGAACTAAATAGACTGCATGGTAAAGGTGCATATCCAAGATTTATAACCAGAAATATTTTAAGCAATGCAAAAGGCGATCAATTAGATGATGTTGAATTTAATAAGATGAAAGAAATATTTGCGACAGAAGTTAAGTTAGACCCTTATAACACAGGAAGAAAAATGACATTCTCTGAAGCATTATATTATTTAATTACACAAAACCAAGATTATTATTTAGCTAGAGATATTGACCCTAATCTTGTTTCTACTTCAATTTCTCAAGGGTATGACCATCCAGAAAGAATATCTAATCAAAGAATGTTAACTAAGTTAGGATTGATTATGGATTTAGCCAGAAAATATAAAAAAGAAGCAAAAGATATATACATTAGAAAATATTTAAGAAATGAGAAGTCTATAAGTCTTGGATTAAATGAATTAAATAATCGTAATATTGCAAAGGCAGACAAAGATAGCCTACCGATTTATGGTGCAAGTGTTAGTCTTAATGAATGGAGGGAAATTATTAATTCCTAGCTATGCCTTTCGCTCAATTTAAAGGTACTGGAGACAGTCAAACAGTACAATTCCAGATACCATTTCCTTACGTCAAAAAAGACCACATTGTCGTATCGCTCGATCAGGTTCAGAACACAAACTTTACCTATATCAACGATACAACTATTGTTTTTACTCCTCTTAGCTCAGTAGCTACAGCTACGCAAGAAACATCTGGAGCTCCAAAGACAGGGGTAGAAATAATTATTAGTAGAGAAACTCCACTACTTAATGCGTTAGTTGACTTTGTAGATGGCTCTACTCTTACAGCTGCTGACCTCGATACAGCTGTATTGCAGTTGCTGTATGGATTACAAGAAGCGAAAGATGATACAGATGCTGGTATTAACTTCACACCTCTAGGATTAGATGCAAGTAATAACCCAATAATTAATGTTCAAGACCCTTCAAATCCGCAAGACGCTACAACTAAAAAATATGTAGATGACAATATTGCTGGTTTTCTTAAGACAGATGGCTCTGTACCTATGGTCGGAGACTTTAATGCTGGTGGTAAAAAATTAACTAACGTAGAAACAGGAACACAAGATACAGACGCAGTTAATTTATTACAACTTAATCAAGGTATATCTACAGCAAATACGGCCCAAAACGCAGCAGCCCAATCGGCAGACGAGGCTGAAGATTTTAGGGATGAAACTAAAGTCTTTAGGGATGAAGCCGAAACTTTTAAAATTAGTGCATCGAACTCGGCAATTACGGCAACTAATTTAGCTCGTAGATCAGTATTTGTAGGTTTTCAAAAGCTGGCTGACGCAACTTTAAGGATGGTCTATAATTTAGCTAACGAAACAGCTATTTACAAAGCAGAGGATTTCGTACAAAATGGAGGCAGTCATGCCTATTTTTTAGGCGAAGATGTTTTATCCACTACGGCTCCAAATGCTCCTAAGTTTTCCATTAACAGTAATGGGCATTTAATTCTTGAACTACTTTAATTATGGCACAAATTGATTTAGGAAAACTCAAGTTTACTTGGAAGGGTACTTGGACTACGCAAACGGCATACGAAAAAGATGACGTTGTTGAGTATGATGGCTCAACTTTTATATGTATTGCAGATTTAAACGCTACTAATACTTCGACTCCAAAAGATGCTACATCATCGTTTGAGTATATGCAGACAGGACTAGCGTTTAAGAGTGGATTTAGTGCAACTTTAACTTATTACAAAGGGGATGTAATTACATATAATAACCAGACATTTGTATGTACAGCAGGGGGAGGAAACTATAACCAGACAATACAGCAGAAGCCAGCACCATATGATGGCTCACCTGATTGGATGTTGTTAACACCAGCACCAGCTAACAATGTTTTAACTACATCTGGAGATTTAGTAGTAAGAGATAAAGATAACGCAACAAATACTAGATTACCTGTCGGAACTAAAGGCCAAGTTTTAAGAGTTGCGGAAGCACCAAACCACGATATTCCAAATGATACAGTTCTGTTTTATAGCAGAATAGTCGTAAGTAATAGCTTTACTGCTACTCTTTTGCATGGTACAGATTTTCCTCCATACGAAACTAAAACTTATGTGGTTACTGTGGCTGCTGCATCTAGTGGAGGTGGAAATAAATTTTATTTAGATGGTGTCGAAGCACCTTATCTATATTTAAGAGCTAACTCTGTTTATGTCTTTGACGTATCTGACGCTTCTAACGTAGGACATGAAATGGACTTTGACGTTAGCATACATACTGGAACAGTAAAACTATCCGACCAAGATGGTGGTTACGTTACAAGGTCTGGAAGTATAGGAAGTGCTGGTGCAACTGTAACTCTTAAGATGCCTCCTTATGCAGAAATGGTAACTGGATATTACTGTACGGCCCATGCTGCCATGGGTAGTACTATTGACTCAGGGCATGGTGGAAGTAGTGGATATGGAAATTACTCAGGCAATGTCGATCTACCAACTATTTATACTAACGTCACTAATAGTGGGCCAGTACCTAGAAAACTTGTTAAAGGTAAAAGCTATACATTCCAGTTTTCTCCTACTGCTGCTCAGAGAAACTACGCTATTAAAGACACAAATGATTCGGCTTATAACCAATACACTATTGGAGGAGCAGTTACAGATGGTGTAAGTCCAAGCCAAGTAAACACCACAACTACAGCTGGTGGATTCTTTACCTTTACTGTTCCAGAATCAGTAGCAACAAGTCTAGTAATAGAAGACTTTAGTGGCGGTACAGATGGACTACCTTTACAGATTATTGACAGAACATTCTTACCTACATATACAGGTGGAGATTTTGCAGAAAAGAATGTTTTAACTTCAATTAAAGATAACTATAGAGAAAGAACATCTAACATACTTCAGTTTAATAATTACCCCTGTATGTTTACCAATACATATACAGAGTCTATTAAGCCTTTACCAGAGTACTTGAAGAAAGCTGGTCGAGGATTAGGTTATGGAGGGTTTGGTGGTTTCTTTAGGCAATATGGATTTTTAGCTCAGAGGGAATATATGGGCGGTGGTAATATGTGGCAAAACGGAAGTTATGATTATACCTATGGTGGCGGTATGGGATATGACGGACAGGATTGTGCTAGTGGAACTAGATGGTATCCTTCAGCTGGAAGTAGAGTACAAGGCTATAAGTTAAGACAGGCACTTGCTGGTAATCCTGACTATGCTCATTTACTTACAGACTTAAATGGTAACGATTGTGGGATGTTAGATGCAAACGGAAACATCAGACATAGATTCCCAAGAATTATGCAAGTACATGGCAATAGAAGTATTAAATATTTCTTATACGAAAATGGCATGGTCTGGTTTGCTGGATACAACGGATATGGATTAATGGGTGATGGAGGCACTAGAGATAGATGCCCTGCTCAAAGCCCTATGAAATGGTATGACGAAAGTACATCTGAATTAAAAGGTACAAACTATCCAAAAATTAAACAGTTAGTAACTTCTCATGGTCATACTCAAGATACTAGCAGTTACGATTATGGTTCAACTTATGCAGTAGATACTGAAGGCTATCTATACAGTTGGGGTTACAATGGATATGGACAGTTAGGGGATGGAACTACTAACGGAAATTACTACGCAAAGAGAGTACCAAAGAGTGTATTTAATGATGAAAAAATATTATATGTAATGTGTAGTGGCTATAGATATACACATACTATGGTTATTACTGA